CTGTACCTATCTAAGTGTTATTGGAGGGAGTGATGGGACTCGAACCCACATAAAAAGGTTTTGCAGACCTTGCCGTAACCAATTCCGGACACACACTCCCATAAAAAAGGCGGCCACTAGGACCGCCCTTTTAGTTAGAGATCATTACTCATGATCCAAAAGGGCATTCAGATTTTCGTTCTTCGTTTCTTTTTTTAAGAGAAACCATTTTCCTCCAACCAAACAAAGAACTTTGCGAATGACTAATTATCTTATCTAATTCATCAGAAGTAACAAGATGATTTTTATGTTCTAATGTTTTATCGCTTAATGGAATAATATGCATCAAAGGCAATCCTACTGGTATTACATATTCTGCATCTTTTTTAGGAAGCATTATATTTATATTTGTTCCTGTATTCCATGTAAAATTTACCACTCCTGGTACTATTTTAAAATCATAATCTTCTAAAGACCAAGAAGATTCTACAAATAAAAATTGAACACCAGTTTTTTCTTTAAAATGCCAAGGACTAGCCAATTTAATATGATGGTAATTTTTAAAACCTTTACCATATTGTTCTCTATTATGTTCTGCTGGGCGTTCACCTGTGGTGCAATAATATTTATAATTGTCTTTTGTTATTTTTATAGCCAGATCTGTCCAATTTTCTATTACTAATCCTTTTTTATAAAACTCAAGAAACCCATAACAGTTTCTCATATTAGAGATTGTTTTATGATTAGGTACATACAATTGATCAGGTGTTTCAACAAAATCTATTTTTGATCTTGGTAATTGCTTCCACCAATCTGGTAAAGTTTTTGAAGACTTGACAACAGGTGTGTTCTCAAATACCATAGATTGTTTTGTGAAACAATCTATGTGAATTCTAGGAGTTCTGTGAAAAAAAGAAAACATAACCAAATCCTCGTCGCAATAATTGTCTCTTGATAAGAACACTCAATGCACTTATCAAGAGACAACCGAAGTTGTCTCAAGATTTTTATAGACCAGCGGCCAGTGCTCGATAACCTGCAGCAATTAGCTTGCGGCTTGGTTTACCGGCACGATAACGTGCAACAGTTTCGCCCTTTGAATTCTTGCGCTCGTTTAGATAGATTGCATAACCCATCTGACGGATCTGATAAACAGCGTCATGCGGATTAGCAACACCGTAGCGAGTCTTAATCTGCGAAGCAGTTAGTTCCTCGCCACGACCAACGAGAGCCTCAAATACCTTCTCAACCTTACTAATGCTAGCAACCATTATATACTTCTCCATTTTAAAAGATGTCGATTACTCGACCGTTCGAATCGACAGTGCGAATACGGGCATTAGGGAACTGCCACTGCAACTGTCGCATATTATCCCGATACAATAACGGGATATTCTGCGTATACGAATACGTACGCCAATTACCAGATTCATCCTGAAGCTGAACTTGAACCATGTCCATATCCGTAACTCCCTGTCTCAATTTAACTTAATCTTACTATATTCTTCGAGGAAAGTAAAGACATTTTTTAGATCAGCGAAGATAAACTTTTTGTTCTGCCAGCTATCTTCTTGATCGTTACCACTAACCTCTACCATCCAACCGTTCTCGTAACGGTTGACAGTAACACTATCCGAAACATTCATAAATGAGTCACTTAGCTTAACCGTAGCCATATCATCCTCTTCTAGATTTGGTTCCTACTGTCGTCAAATCGACATCGGGACCAGCATATTGCAATCCGCCTTTGTTATATAGCGGCATAACCAGACTCGCTTTCTTCAGGATTTCCTTCTGAACGTGCTCTGGCTCTTTGTGAAGGTTAGTCATAATATCTCGCTTCGAACAATCACCGGCGACTAGCGCCTTGTCGTCGTAATGGCGAGTAGAACGATCAACCACCATAGACTCATTATACTCTTTTCTGAACGATAAGTCAAGCGATTTTTTGTCTTTTTTAGATTTTATTTGATCCGGGTGAAGACCCTTTGATATCAACCATCTATCGTGGTCCGAGACTAGCTTGGACTTAGCCTTATTCTTACGGCTCTGTTTACGCTTGCTAACAGTCGTCGTATAATAGGCTGGAAGAATGTGCATAGACATAGTTATCTCCTAACTTTGTCTATCATACCCCTGACTCAGAAAAAAGTCAAGCGATAATTTCTAAGATTTGTTTCAATTTCTCTACTGAAGGTTTATACTCTTGTTCAAGTATTTCTCGAGCATATCTATGATTCTCATAGTCTAATTGTCTTAGATACTTGTATCTAGAGTCAATAACAGCCTCTAAAACTATAGGCAATATTTCTGAATACTTGATATACAGTTTATCGTCATTCATCGACCTCTTCCTTCAAGTTCTCAACAACTATATATTCAGCTTCTTTACTTATCTGCATATGTTCTTCAAGAATATCTCGAACTTTGATAAGCCGATCTTCAATATCGATAATAGTATTATGAACAGCTTTATCATTATGACCTTCTTGAAGATCAATCAATGCTGCGTTCAAATTCATATCTGCAGAATAGTCAACTTGCCACTTATGAAACTGTCCGCCTTCGTCCATGTCTTCCATCAATTTAGGTTGAGGAAATAGAATGTTTTTAATAAGTTCTAACTTTTCTTCAGCGGGTGTATTAGTTCTTTTCTCAACTTTAAATGGCCACATAATATAATTCCTTCAATTACTTTTTCTTCCGACCCATATTATATTTAGTTTCTAAAGTCCATTCATGCTTTTCTTTATGGTTGATAATCTTAATCTGACTCATTGAAGCTAATGGCTCGTTAATACGCTCTGGGTCTACAACTTTCAACAAACCCCATTCTTGAAGTAGCTGAATAATCTTATTACGACGACCTTTATCTTCGTCAGAAAAATTAGAAGGCTTACCGTCTATAGTAAACATTTCTTTAAAATGGACAATATAATACTTACCCTGCTTATGAAAAATATGGCAGGACTGATAAAGTTTTTTCTCTTTACGTGAAGCAACACCTATACGAGTTAGGGTTTCTTTGATCTTGAGAAAATCTTCTTCTTCAGCAATCTTCACCTCAATTAAAGAATCTAAAAGTTCATTCATTTGACTCCACCTTTATTATTTTTATTTTTTATAAGTTCAATTTGTTGTGGCGTAAGAATCTTTAATGCTTCTTTAGTGCGCACAATATTGTATTTATAATAATTAGAAACCAAGGTTTGGAGTTCTTCTTTCTTCTTACGGTCAGCCTTTTCTTTATCAGTTTCTTTAACGCCTCTCATCTTTCTTTTTCTTATAGAATTATAAAGATAATCATAATGCATTTGATCTGTCACACCATAGTGACAATTCATTTCATTAGCATAAAGAATTGTTTCTCTATAGTTTGATAAAACGCTATTAGTTCTCCATTGGCTATACTCTGAATCAACGTCAACCTCTTTACCAGAAGTTATTGAGTTTTCAAATCTCCAGTCATACCTTGGTTTCTGTATTTTAATTTCTTGTTCAGGCTCTTTTCTTTCCTGTAACGTAACGTCTAAAAACTTAGCCATCACACAAACTCACATTCAATCATAACTTGAACTAGAAATGCCATAAAATTAATTTCAGGATTTGCAGCAAAAGCATTCTGGTATTGATATTTTGCTAGCTGTAGAACCAACACTGGTGCTGTTTGCTTAGTGCAAATATCAGACGAAATTTCATAGAACTGATTATAAAGATAATTAACATCCGTATCTAGATTATTTTTTACCCACTTACGGATTTCAGTATAATTCTGTTCCTTCATCAACTTAACAAGATCCTTGATAGAAGTCTCTGTCATATTTGCTAGAATGCCAGAGTCAATCTTACCAGTCGCTGAATAACGCTGAAGCTCGTTAAGGACTCGCCGCCAATCTGGGAAGTGCTTATTGATTACTTCAGCAACAACAGCCTTATCAAACTCAATGCTTTCTGATTCAAGAATAAATGTAACTCTCTTGAAGAACTGCGTAGCAAGCTTGGCCATAGCCTTCTTGCTAATTTTAAAATCAATTACCGAGCATCTTGAATGCAAAGGTTCAATGATACGGTTCTTGAAGTTGCACGTAAGAATGAACCCGCAGTTTCTTGAGAACTCTTCCATAAAATTGCGAAGTGCGGGTTGAGTAGAATTGGCATTAAGATAATCCGCTTCGTCAAGGATGACATATTTCCTGCCACCGGAAAGTGATACGGATGACGCAAAGTTGAGTATTTCGTTACGAAGTGTGTCGATATTTCCATTCATAGATCCATTAATGACGATATAATCACAACCAAGCTGTTCTAGCATAGCACGTGCTACGGTCGTCTTACCGACACCTGCTGTTCCTGCTAGGATTAAATTAGGGATATTCTTTTGATCAACAAACTGTTGGAATGTTGCCTTCAAATCACAAGGAAGAATAGTTTCTTCAATAGTCTTAGGTCTGTATTTTTCAGTCCAGATAAAATGTTCATCCATGTCAAAATTCTCCATTATATAAATAAGCGTAGGTCACGGAGTCCCCACTCCTACCTACTCTAACGCTAATTAGGAGCGCCAGCATATGATTATATATAAAATCACCAACCTTATCAATGGCAAAATTTACGTAGGTAAAACTACAAAAACCGCCAAAGAAAGATTTAAACGCCATTTCTACAACCATAAAACTGGTAACACCTACCTCTATAAATCTATGCGAAAACATGGGTTCGATAATTTCAACATAGAAATAATAGAAAAAACTGAAAACTTGAACGAAAGAGAATCGTTTTGGATATCAGAATTATCGCCCGAATATAATATGACCTCCGGAGGAGATGGAGGAGATACTTCTCAATCCCCAAATTATATTACTGCAATAAAACAAAGAGATATATCAGGTCAAAAAAATCCAATGTTTGGAAAGAAAAGAACAGATACTGCAATCTATCTCGTTGCTGCCAGAGAAAAAATGATTCAAGCAAATAAATGTCCAGTCATTTGCGAAGGTATCGAATATGATTCAGTAGGCAAAGCCCAAGAAGCATATCCTGGAATATCTATACGCAAAAGACTGGACAACCCAAAATATCCTAATTTCTATCGCCTAAGAGAAAAAACTATCAAAAGGTAGAACTTGATTCCACGGCAATATAATATTCTACATCATCATGAACAAAATGGGAGATACCCTTTGATGAAATATTAACATCATAATCGCCCGGAATGATCTTAATATTCTCAGCCTTAAAGATTGCCTTGAATGCCTTATCAGTATCACCAATCTGAACAGAATAGATGTCGCCAGAAGGATTCTTAGAATCAGCAGCCTGTAGATAAAGGTTCTTACCATCACCCATAACAACAATCTCAGGAAGAGCAAGAATGCCTGCTGCCTTCTCAACATCCTTGAGATTATCATTAGTCAAACGAAAAGTAACATCAACCGAAGGAAGATTGATTTCTCTTTCCGGAGCCTTTGTTAC